GCCGGGCCGCGCTGGCGAACCCTACACGGGGGCCGCAGGCCAGCCGGCCGTGACATCGATCTGCGACAGCGCCAGGGCGTCGTCGGCCGCCGCGTCGATCTGATCCTCGATGCGCTGCCGCGTGCCCGTCAGCAGGCCGTGCACTTGGCGGTATGCGTCATCCTTGGCCCGGATGCGATCGGCCAGCACCAGGCGGTCCAGCCCACGCGCCAGCGCTGCAGCATCGATCCAGGGCGTGGCCGCCGCCGGGTCAGCCTCCAGCGCCCTCGCCTCCTCCGTCTGCACGGGCCAACTCTCGCGCTCGCTCAGGGGGTAGCCTGCGGCGATCACCTGGATGTGCTTTCGGTACTCTGCAGCCAGGGCCAGACGCAGGCCAGCCGCGATCTCGGCTGCCGGCAGCAGCTCGGCAGGTAGCGGCACGCCGCCGGCCGCCAGCCACGCGCGATACTCGATGGCGTCGGGATTCGGCGGCAGGGCCGGCCCAGGATCGACGAGCGGGATTGTCGTGCGCACGCCGTCGCGGAAGCGATACACAAAGTTCTCGCTCGTCAACTGGTATTGCGTCATAGATACCTGCCCCCGGTCGCCTCAGTGCCCGCTGTGCTGCCGGGAAGGTAAGACGCGCCTGCGCCTGCTGTGAACATAATTGCGTTCCCAGAAACGGAATAGCGTGATCCCGTCGCAGATCCGCTATATGAGTTAGCGACGAGTCGGACTAGGGCTGTGTTTTCCGCAAAAGCGAATACGGAAAACGCTGGCGTTCCCGTGAGAGTCACAGTTGCAGACGAGGCCTCAATCGATCCGCCTTCGGACGCATAGATATGGGCATAGGCGCCGCCGACAATCGAATAGGGTGTTGTGTTCTGCGTGACCGATGCGCGCGCAGTGATGTAGACATGGATGCCGCCTGCAGACATAGCCCCATACACAAGGCCTTTGAGCGTGAGCGCCGTCCTCGCGCCGCTGGCAAAGACTCCGTAACCCGCCGTGGCCTGCAGCCGCAGATATTGAATCGTGTAGTTACCGCAGTTTGTTGCGTTGATGCAAGTCGCTGACGTCGATAGCACGACATTGCCAGGACTTGCCGAATTACCCTCTATGACAATCTCGCCAGCACCCACAAATGGCTTTAGCGAAAGGGGCTGCGTATATGTTCCATCCCCCAGCTTCAATGTGACTGTGAAACCGTTCAGGTCGGCTGTAGTCGCAACATCAATAGCTTTCTGAATCGTGAGGAAAGCCCCGCCAGTTGTATTGCTCAACCCTGCGTTGCTGTCGCTGCCATCGGTGCGGACGTAGTAGGTGCGCGCAGCGGTGAGCAGCTCGCGCACACCGGGCAGCGTGTCGCCCGCGGGCAGCTGGCGAATGCGCCCGCCGACCCTTACAAGTGGCCGCCGTGCAGTCATTTCAGAGGGTCACGTAGCCAAGGTCATCCGTGACCAGCTCGGTCGCGCTTTTGGCCGTGCCCAGCTCCTGGCAGACCTTGTTCGCATTGGCCGTGTCGGTGGGGTCGAGCGCCGCCGTGATGNCCCCGCCAGCAGTACCCAGCCAGTAACGGCTGCCAGGTGTCAGGCCCGTGAGCGCGGAGTTCGTGGTGTCCAGGGGGTAGACGGTGGCATTTGCAGCCGAGGCCACGGCATCCTTCACAAAGCCATCGGCTTGGCGGCCGTTGCTGTGGTCGGCCAGCCGCACGTTCAGCGCACCAGCATTGGCATGGAAATTCACGAACTTGCCCGCACCGATAGCCTCGCTTGCCGGCGCGATGATCGTATTGGCGCCGATTCCGGCGGGCAGCAGCGAAGGGTCCAGCCGCCCGTCCGATCCTGTGGCCACGAGCTTACCCGCATCCGCTGCGCCGGCAGAAACGGCCAAGCCGAACAGTTGGCGGGTCTTGCCCGAGACACGGGCCAAAAAGCCCTGGGTGGGTTGAGTTGCCATGGTGCTTACTCCAGTGAAATAGGGTCTTGCAGATTCAGCGCGATGCGCGTGGAGGATGTGGCAGAGCCGATGAGTAGGTCGAATCCGCTTGTGGGGGGCGCTTGCGTCAGCGCTCCGGCGGCGCCGAGGTAAACCCGGCCCGGCACCCAGTGCCAGCCGCTGTCCTCAATGGCACCCAGTCGCTGCACATTGACCAGCTCACCGGCTTGGGCCGCCGTCAGCGTGATGCCCAGCAACAGGTCGATGTGCGCCGCATCGTCAGCGCTCAGCGCGCGCACCACGCCATTCAGTTCATACACCGCGAGCAAGGCCGACAGGTTCGTGCCGGCCGTTCGCTGCACCGATGCGCCGCCGGCAGGGCCGGGCTCGCCGGGACGGCCAGGAGGCCCCTGCTGTCCCAGCTCAACGATCTCGGTTTCTTGAACCTGCTCGACCAGCACGGAGTCCTGGGCCTCTTCAGCCAGGATCTCGACCTCTTGGACGACCAGCAAATCAGTCACGGGTGACCTCCGGGCTCACGCAGCAGGAGCCTTCGGCCAGGCGTGTGACCTCGCCGCTGGGGTGGACGATTTCCAGATCGAACACCCCGCCGGTCCAGGCGATGGCGGCAGTGGTGCTGGCATCGACCAGCAGGTCCACCGTGCCGGCAGTACCTCCCAGGGCAATGCGCCCGTTCTCGGTGGTCAACTCCAGCAGCGTGGCCGTGGACTCGATCTCCTCGCGCACCTGCATGCGGGCCGTGCAGCCCGTCAGGTCGATGGGTGTCTTGTCGGGGTTGAGCCAGCGCAGGCGCAGCCGGAATGTGGCGCCTTGGTAGATCGTGAAGTTGAGCTTGGCCGGCTTGGTCATGCCCTGCAGTGTCCCGGCCAGGGCGCCAAGAAGCGAACCCTAGCCGGGGGCGGCATCAGATCTGACCGCTGTAGTTCCAGCTGACACGGCCGTCGATGCCCGCCGTGGTGGACACCATCGACCAAGCGCTGGCCACGCGCTGCGCCGCAGTGGTGTATGCGACCTTGGCCGCGTCCAGCTGCGCGTCCTTGGCATGCATCGCTGCATCGTTGTTGGCCTTCGCAACCTGGAAGGTCAGGTTTGTGCCCGCCTCGTACTGCTTGAGATCTGCTTCCCAACGCCGCATGTACGCGCCGGCCTGGGCCTCCGCGGCCGATGCGCCCAGGCGGTAGCCGTCCACAACGATCGAGGACTGGCGCGCGGCGGCCTCCATGCGGCTGCTGGCCGCAGACAAGCGGGCTTTCCAGCCATCCCACTCCAGTGTCTTCGCGGCAATCTGCGCCTGATACCGAGCCAGCTCGACCCGAGCTTTCTCGGCCTGGGCCCCGACCTTCGATGCATACGCCTGGGTAAGCGAGCGGAAGGCCTCCACCTTGGTGCCCTCAGCGCCGACCTGTGCCTTGTACATGTCGGCGCGGGCGGTCTCGGCGTTGACCGTGGCCACGAAGGCCCGGACCTGCTCGCCGCCGGCCTGGATACGGGCCTTCTCCAGTTCAACGAGGGTCTGGGCCGCGCCCACGCGGGCCTTGTAGATCTCGACCACCGCCATGCGCCCGTCGATCTCGGCGCGGTAGCGATCCACCAGGGACTTGTTGATGTCGGCCTTGGTCTTTTCAGCCTCCAGCATGGCCTTGTAGACATCGACCTTGTTGAGCTCGGCCCGGATCACCGTGTCATAGGCGGTAGCATAGGCCTGGTAGCCGGCCAGCAGCGCCTTGTAGTGCTCGACCGCCGCATTGAAGGCGGCCAGGGCATTGTCTGCCGTGGTCTTGGCGGTCTCGAAGGCCAGCATCTCCAGCTTGTAGGCGTCGTCCAGCAGCGTGGTCTCCAACTGCAGGGCCTGGGTGATGGCGTCCTTGACGTTCTGCTGCTCCATCTCGGCCTGCTTGATGGCCACATCCCGCGACAGGCCTGACAGCTTGTCGTGGAACTCGCGGCGCGCGTCCGCCAGTTGGCCCGCCAGCGCGCCACTGGGCAGCGGGAAGCCCAGAGCTTCGGCGCCGCGCAACACCTCCTGCTCGCGCGCCAGCGCCAGGGCCGTTTCGCGGTCGCGCGCACGATCCCAGATCTGCTGCTCGACCGCCGGAGCGATTCCGGAGCCGCCCTGGATGCGCGCATTCAGGGAGGCCTTCAGGTTGTCCAGCAGCTGCGAGGCGTATTTCGCCCCGGGCGTGTGCTGGAATGGCGCGGGCCGCAACACGGACAGCGTCGGGATGTCGTCCAGCTTCTCCAGCCAGTCCTCGTGCAGGTTCACGCCGCCGAAGGTGTGCGTCTGCAGTTGCAGGAACTGGGGGGCGTCCGGCAGCACGACATCTGGGGCATCTGGCACAGCGACGTCGCGGACCTCGGGCAGCGCCGGGGCCTGCCCGATGGCCAGCGTCGGGGCCTGGCCGAAATTCAGCTCCGGCGGCGTGACCTCGAAGCTGTCGATCTGCACGTCGTCCATCTGGAGCATCAGGCTCCCCGGCATACCCTCCGGCTCATCAAAGGTGACGTTGGGCAGCTGTGGCAAGTCGGGGATGGGAGGAAGATTGGGCGCTGCCAGCGTCTGCCAGCGCACGTCGATCTGGCCGGGCTTGTAGAAGTTGTTCGCCAACGCCGTGGCGCATGCCGCAGCCTCTCGGTTCGCGGCCTCGGCCAGCGCGACGGATCGGGCGTATTTGTCCTCGACGATCTCGGCGGGTCCGTTCAGATCCAGTGCCATTTCATGCTCCTACGCGGCGGGTTTTGGACGAGACCGTCACGACTTCAATGCGGTCCAATGTGAAGGCCTGGCCAGCCGGCGTGCTCAGGCCGAAGCCCAGGTAGTTCTGGCGGATGCCGCGGCCCGGCTGGCACCGCGTCTGGCCGGAGGCTACGAGGGGGAAGCTGTAGGCCCAGCGCTCCGCGTTCGGCCCAAGCACCGCGAACTGCGCGCAGCCGCGCCCCCGCATGGACAGATAGACCATCTCCAGGTGCTTTTTCAGCGTGTTCTCGCGGATGGTTGCTGGCAGCCGCAGCTCGGCGACGATGGGCAGGCCGTCGTCGGTATCACCGCTGGCCAAGGCATATAGGCCCGTGGCGCTGCCGCCATGGGTCGGTGTCAACGCATGGAAATCGTGGCGCGTGTACTCGGAAACTGCGCCGCTCAGGGTGTTGCAGACGAGGGTGTTCATACGGAAATCAGGCTTTCGTCGGTGCGCACGCGCGCCGTGTGGTCCATCGGCATCTTCATGATGGTGTGCAGTTCCCGGGCGCCGGTGTCGTCGGCAACAAAGATCCAGCTGCGCAGCACCGTCTGGCGGTCCTCTGCCGTGTACTGCATGAGATTGGCGCAGACAGCGCCGGTCCAGGGGTCTACCGCGGCCGACACTGCGAAATAGTGGGGATCAGCATCTGAAATATCGATGCTGGCGACGATCTGGCCCCGGCACTGCACGAGCACCTCCCCACGATTTGTGTAGACCGTGCCCTCCAGCCTGGATGGCACCGCGAGTGGATACCAATTGCCGTCAGATGTCTGAGCGGATTCATACACCGCAGAATAGTCGCCGCGTTGAATCTTCTGAGCCTGGATCACCAACTCTGTAGTGGGATCGAAAAACAGCACCTGCAGCATCTGCCACGACTCTGCCCAGTCTCGGATGAATCCGGAGGCTGCATATGTGAGGGNCACGCCATCTGCGACGGTTCGCGTGACAAGCAATTCGCTACTGCTTTGCCCCGCCACGCTGGGGAATGTGATGTCGTGACCGTTGATGCGGATGAGCCCCCCCGGATCAGAGTAGTCGCCCGTCAGGAACAGGCCCTCATTCTCAAGCGTGATCGGCCCCCGGATCGGGTCTACACCAATGACTTCGCCTGAAAATGACTCCCGGTATGTCCAGTGCTCCAGCCTTCCGCCCCCACCCAACAGAACCTCGAAATCCCGCCCCTTGCCGTCGTAGCCATAGGTGGCATTGCCAAAGGAGATAGGGCCCATGCGGGTGCCCGTGATGTTGGGCTCCAGCTCAGTGCCGGTGTTGGTGGAAACCTCCCATCCTTCGATGCGAGAGCCGCGCTCTGAAGTGGCGACAATTGAAAGACTGGCATCGCCAACGGCCAGATCAACGAGCAGGAAATTGCCCAATACCGTGATGAACACAGCGCGCAATCGTTGGCCGTCTGCGCTGGAGGACAGCGAGTCCCATTTGACGGTGTGGCCTGCGGGAATGGGCAACGTGGCGACCAACTCCCCAACTGCGCCGCCTGGCGGGCGGTACTGCTGGCCCCACAACTCGATGCGCTGCGGTCCCCCTGCAAACTTGGCCACGGCCTGCATGATCCAAAGGGAGCCATTGGAGTGCTTGCGGAAAAATGGCAGTGGCTCGGCGTCGGATCGAAACTCAGCCACGGGGCGGCGCACGCTGTAGACACTGAATCCAGGCCCGTAGGTGCCATAGCGATAGGCGCGCATATTGGTGCCGCCCAAGGCATCGAAGCTCGGAGGGGGCGGCAACTGGAAGAAGGTGGATACCCCATCCACTCCTGTGAGGTAGAGGTCAGGCAGGCGTGTCTGGAACACGGCCTTGCCACCGTTGTATCCGTTGACCTTGCGAACACGCCAGCGCCCGGTACAGATGCGTGTGCCAGGAACTACTGCCGGCGTGAGGATGAAGGGCTGCGGGCTCGTCCCGTTGGAGTGCGTGAGCTCCGGCACAAGATCGCCTAGCAAGTCCACCATGGTGATGCCGATCCCGCTCTCGCGCTCGTTCGCTGCATCCTCCGGCCAGATCTCCATGGTGGTCGAGTTGCCGATGCGCACGATGCGATAGGCCGTGCCGTCGGGCAGCCGACCGGCCTCCACTGGATTGGGCACGACCGACACCCGCGCCATCATGCAGAAGCGGTAAAAGGCCGCCTGAGCCATGCCAAGCTGGTTGGCCGAGGCCGGCGAGCCGTGCACGCGCAGCGCCGGCGGGGCCGTCGCGCCGATGGGCACGCCGCCGGGCTTATAGGTGTGCGGGTCCCAGATGCTCATTGCGGCACCGCCAGGTACTGCGGGATCTCGTTCACCACGCGGAACGTGGCAGCGACTTCGACCACCGGCGTCTTGAAGCGGTTGGCCGTGAGACTGGCTGTCTGGCCACCCGCAAAGCCGGCCACGATCTCGCCGCCTGCGATGCACACCATCGCCGGGCCTGCGCCCACACCATCGCCCAACTTCAGGTAGCGCCCCGGCGCCGCGACGGCTGATCCCGGCACAACAGGCCCAGTTTGGCGCTCCAGGTAGGCCAGTTGGTCGAAGGTGGTCCCCGACAGAAACACCAGATCCTCGGCCGTGCCCACATAGATGCCATCGTCCACGGGCACGATGCCGGTGATCGGCGCAGGCATGGGCCGGCAATCCCGCCAGTCGGCAAGGTGCGGCGCCATGGGCCGGCTGGCCCACAGCACATTGCCCTGGGCGACAAGCACGCGCCCACGCCACGCAGCAGTGATGGTGCCCACAGGGAACGGCTGAGCACCCAGCGTGCGGCAGGGCAGAACCAGGGTCGAATTGGGGCCGCTGGCTTCAAAGCTGCTGCCCGTGGCAACGCCGGCCAGATAGGTACCCTCCCCGTCCTGGCCGGAGAGGTAGACGTTCAAGGCGTAACCCTCGCGCACCGGCAAACCGTCCAGGCGCAGGCCACCGTCGGCGATCTCAATGGGTGCAGAGCTGATGGCCGGGCCTTCGAGCCGGTCAGCCAGGCGCACATGGCTGAGGTGGTAGCGGTACTGGCCCGGGTGCAACTGCCCGAAGGCCGCGTCTGGCGCGCCCAGGCCCGCCGGCGTGGGCACGCTGCGCTCCTGGTTGACCAAGCCATCGGTCACACCTTGGATCAGGCCATTTGTCCAAGTCGTGCGGCCGTCGGGAAGGTTGCAGTACCAGACCCGCTCAGGCCCAAGGGATGGGTGGATGACGTGGCGCGTGCCGTCGGGATGGATCGCTGTCAGCTGCGCGCCTACCGTGGCGAGCAGGTAGCCGCGGCCCTGGTGCAGGTTCTTGTGGCAGAGGTCGGATACCTGGGCGAGACCGGCGCGGCGTGTGATCTCGCCCGTGAGCCCGATGTCCACGTTCTCGGCCCCCAGCAGCGCATCGCCGCCCAGGCGGTGCTCAGGCAGCACGTTGTTGATGCCGCTGAATTTCTCGTAGGTCAGCATGTGTTCTCCCTGGCCACGGCAAACGCACCCAACTCCAGCGGGAAACCGGCCCGCGCGCGAACAGTTGTGGAAGGCAGGCCGGGCGTGCCCAACTCCAGGACATAGGCGCTGGCGGCCAGTAGCTGCGCGGTGGGCAGCGCGATGCTGGCCGTGCCCGCGCGCACGAGGTCGATGCCCTCAACCACCAACGCCACAGCCACCGTCGGCACGCCAAGCTCCAGAGGTCGGGCATCGCCAGCTTGAATGCGCGTGCCCGCGGCGGGCATGCCGAGTTCCAGCGCCTGCGCACCCTGGGCCTGCAGCCGGATACCTGCGCCCGGCGCGCCCAGCACCAGGGGCTGCGCGCTGACGGCTTGCACCGTCACTGCGCCGGGCCGAGCCTCCGGCGTGCCCATCTCCAGCGGGCGGCCGCTGCGGGCCTGCACAACCTGGTCGGGTGCGACCTGCTCCAGCGTGATGACAGCGAAGTCCGTGCGAACGAGGTCCAGCCCTTCGATCCCCAGGGATGCATCCAAGCCATTGCGCACGCGCGGCGCGCCCAACTCAAGCGGCTGCGCGCCTTGCGCCTCCAGCACCATCTCCGCCATAGCTCGTCCCCCTGTGACGAGATCAATGCCCGGCGGCTGCAGGGCCGTGTTGTAACGCGCCGTGGCCTGCCCTGCGTTGACCAGATCCAGGCCTGGCGGACGCAGGGGCAGCACGATTCGCGGCGTGCCCAGCTCCATCGGCTGCGCGCCGGCTGCCAACAGCGCAGGCACGGCGACGGCTTGGCCAAAGGTCACCAAGTCAATGCCGACCGTGGCCTCGCCAGCCTCCTCGCCATTGATGGCTGCGCCGTTGATGAGCGGGTAGCTCATGAGATCAGCCCTCGACGTAGAACCCGCGCCAGTAGAACCGGCCCGAGAACCGGCCACCAGCAGCAGGCGTGTCTACTCGGAAGGTCAGGGAATCCGACAACTGCCCACCGACAGCGATGGGGATGCGGTGGGACTCGCCGCCGGCCGTGATCTGCGACAGCGAGACCGCATTGGCAAAGCGCGTTGGCCGCGCATCGCTGAACCCGAGGTCCGAGCCGATGGAGACCGTTGGTGGCGTGCTGGCCGTCACCACACTGGCGATGAACCCGACCTCCTCGACAACAATGCGCACGCCCTCCAGCCGCACCAGCAGGTCCACCGGCATCTGCACTGGCACCCAGTAGCCCAACGACGGATAGGTGGGGTCCAGCGGCACATGCGTGCCCATGCCTTGGAAGTCCGGCACCGCATCCGCATACACGGCGTTCGCTTGGTTGGTGCAGGCCCAGTACTGGCAGCCATCGGGTGTGCCCGGCACCACCACGTCCCCGTGGGCGAAGTTGCCCGCAGCCCAAGCCGGCGGCGTGCCCAGGTCCACGAACATTGAGCCGCCCACGATGGGCAAGCCGTTGCCCGCGCGGTGCCAGTCGGACGTGGGATTCGCCAGCAATTGCGGCCACGCGCTCTTGAGAGCGGGATAGCCGAGCGCCGCGAACCGGTCAGCGCCGCTCAGGACCTGGCCGAAGAAGCCATTGGGCTGCATCTGGACGAAGGTCTCCAGCATTCCGGCGGTGACACGCACGCTGACCTTTGCGCCCGCGGGCCAGTCCATGGGGCCGCCGGCATCCCATGGCAACTCGATCCCGCGATCCACGATCAGGTTCACGCCATCGATCTGGCGGATCGTGACGACCTCCCACTGTCCGGGCATCGTCGCGTCCGTGATGGTCGCGCGCAGGGAGCGCGTCCCGCTGGGGTTGGCAAAGCCGTCCAGGCCCGCGCCTGTGGTCACGATCGTGCCGTACCCCGGATCACCGCTGTCGTTGGTCAGGGCCGAAGCCAGCACGGTCTCGGCGTTGTTGGAAAACAGGTCCATGGCCCAGCCTCCTTACGCCGGCACCAGCGAGAAGATGCGCGCGGCGCCGTTGGACCACTGCACCACCAGGCCGCCGCCATTGGTGGCCAGCGGCAGGCCCAGCACATCCGTCACGCGCGCGATCAGCGGCGACGTGGCCGCCGTGCCCGTGTCCTTGTAGAGCACCACGCTGCCAATGGTCGAGCCGCTGGCAAGCGCACCGAAGTTGGCATCGTCCGCGTCGAACACGCCGCCCGTCACGGTCCTGCTAGCAAGCGCCTGGGCCGTGCCGATCACAGCACCGACATCAGGCAGGAACTCGTGGGCAGCGTCGTAGACGTAGGAGCTGGGCAACAGCGCCACCTTGATGTCGTCTGCAGAGAAGTTGATGGAGCCCGCCCACATCTTCTCCGCGCCCTTCGGGTAGACCGGCAGATTGAGCCGTGCGATCTTCTTGATGTTGTTGTCCCAGGGGATGGTCACGGCGCCGCCGTTGGTGGCCATGGGCAGCCCGGTCACGGTGTCCAGGAAGAACAGCACCGGCGACGTGGAAGTGTTGCCCGTGTCCTTGAAGATCACGACCGAGCCGATGGTCGAACCTGGCGCCAGGGCACCGAAGTCCAGATCGTCCGCGTCCAGCACGCCGCCGGTGATCGTCTTGTTGAGCAGGGGCTGGGCCGTGCCGATGATCGAGCCGAGCTGGCTCACGAACTCATGCGACACGCTGAAGGCGTAGCCGCTGGGCAGCAGCGCGGCCTTGAGCGTGTCGGTGGAGGCATTGATGGAGCCGGAGAGAAGCTTCTCCATGCCCTTCGGATAGCTGGTGTTCGACATTGGAAGCTCCTGCGAAGTGAATTCCCGCAGTCTTCCAATGCCGCCCTTTCAAGGCCAACCCTGCAAGGGGCAAGTGCTATCGCGCCTCCGCTGCCATCTCCCGCATCTGCTGACGCAGCGCCTTGGGCGAGTTGTCCGCAATGCGGTCCGTCCGGTCCTTGCCCATCTCGCGGACCTTCTTCCAGATGTCCGGCATCTTCACGACGATGGGCTGCTCCGGATTGTTCTTGTTCCAATCGGCCAGCCGTTCGCGCACGCGCGCCAAGGCGCCCTCGTCCTTGCGGAACAGCGCATCCGCCCACTGCGCCTTGATCTCGCTGCTGGTCTGGCTGTAGAAACTCTTGGACCGCTGCATGAAGCTGTTGGCTTCCTGCACCTCGGCCACGCTCTTGGGCTGGAAGCCGGCGGCCTTGGCAATCGCCTCGGACAGCGTGGTGTCGATCACCTTGTAACCCTTGGTGTCCTTGTACATGCCGCTGGCGGCCATGTCCGCGCCCTTGAACGCATTGCGCACGGCCGTGGGCGAGACCTCCAACGCCGCGCCAGCAACGTCGCCCGTCAGCACCTTGCGCCCAGCAGTGAACCCGCGCATCACCAGATCACCGGCGGGGCCGGCCACCTCCAGCAGATCCCGCTCGCGGCTCTGCTTGGTCAACAGCAGGCCGGTGCCGGGCAGCAGGTTGCCCATGCCCAAGCGCCCGGAAACATCGATGGGCGCGCCTGGCAGGCCCGAGACACCTTGCTCCAGGAACTCGGCCAGCTCCTTGCCCACGATGCCCGCGAGGGCCTCCTTGCGCCACTGCTTGGAACTGAGGTTGTAGCCCATCATCTGGCCCACGCCGTCGATCAGGTCCTCTGCG